AAGTTGCCATTTATTTCTTCTTTCTTCTCAATGCTTTAACTCTTCTAGGCTTACCAGCTGGTTGTCCTAATCTTTTCTTTTGTGCTATTCTACTACTTTTTTCTTTTGCTGTCATCTCTGATGCTGTTTTTGGTGTTTTACTAGAAATACGTTTTGTTGGTCTACAATAAGGTGTACCTCTTTTTTCTCCTTTTTGTCTTCCACACTTTTTACCAGTTCTCTGATCTTTCCAATCTTCTTTGAACCATCTCTTAAGTGCTAAAC